GTTATATGTGCATACAAAATAATACCAGTATATCCTGTTGGTGCAGTATATATTGTTGCACTACTTGTGGTAAGTGTAGCAGTATATGTTTTAAATCTGTTGAGTGCGAGTGCCATATTAACTTAATGCTAGGATAAACGGAGTCATTTCTGAGAATAAACTCTTACTAAAGGATCTTCCACTAATTGTACCAGTTTCTTGGTCAATTTGTAAATCATCACCTATTCTAAAATTACCTGCTTGGTCTGTACTGGTATAAAGAACCTTACCACCATCTTCAGTAATAACTTCATTCTTTTGATCAAGAACACCACCTCTCTTTGGAGTAGCTTCAGTAATAAGATTACCTGCACCAACATACTCAAATGTATGAGAACTAGCAATAATTTTACTTTGTTGAGAGAAGTATGCTGTGGATCCAACTCCAACTGTATTAAGTAAATTAGTAGCAAGTGTTAGTGTAGTTATTCCTGACGACACGGGTGTCGAACTATTTATTACATAGTAAAGAGGATCCATACTAGCAGTAGCAGCTCCATTTGAACCACCACCTCCACTAATAGTTACATCAGGAGTTCCAGTGTATTGACTTCCACTACTGATAATAGTAATAGTATCAATCGTCTCTCCATCCAAAGTAGCAAATGCAGTAGCAGTTTCACCATTAGGTCCAGAAGGATCATCCAAGGTAACAGTAGGAGTAGAAGTATATCCACTACCTCCATTGGTCACAGTGATAGTTTTAACTTCTTTATACAATTGATCAAAGTAAACCATCTGTCCATCATATGGTCTATCAACATCAATCTTTGCCGTTCCAGCAGATGATCCTGTACCAACATAAGTATGTGTTAATGTTGAAATACCAACGTTAACTACAAATGAAGTAGTTGATGGGATTGAGTCTACAGTAAAAATATATGGCCTCTTATGAGGATATATCTTAGATCCAAACTCACATGTTAGTCCAATACCTGCAAGAGTAACACCCATACCAACTTGGAAATTATGTGCAGCAGTTGTAGTGACTGTAGCAACACCTATCTTATTATCATAGACAAAATTATTAATTGTTTTCTCAGGTGCAAAAGTATCAACGTTTATTATGACTTCATCCTGAGAAACAGCACCTGCAGTTGTAACAAAACCAGTATATTGAAGATCACTAACTCCTTTAGCAACTAAACCTTTAGTACCAAAACTACAGTTACTATTTGCAATATCTGCTTGACCACCTTTATCAACTCTGACTGCCTGATCATTACAAATAGTGAATAAAGAAACTAATTGAGCAAATCCCCCATTAGTAACAGCAACACCAATACCACCTTGGTTATATTGTGTGAAGGCATCAACGTTCATAGATTTGAGAAGTCTAGCCTGATCACCATCAACATACACTCCAGTACCAGTAGTAGTATCACTCGTACAGTTTTGAATATATGGACCTTTCCATTTTCCACCACCTACATTCTCTGCTATTTCATCAGTTGGAAAAGCAACCGCAGCAGCAGGTGCTACATGATCCTTAAAGGTCATATTTGCTAATTTAACACCCTTTCTTACATGAAAAATATCTTGGTTGGTTGTACTTGGTTTAACTTCAACTGCTCTTTGATCATCTCCTACAATAGAAACAAAAGCAGGAACTGAGATGGGATTAGATTCTGTATACTTACCAGAAAGAACTTTAACTGTAGTACCTGAAGAAGCAGCTCCAACAGCAGCAGAAATTGTTAAAAATGCATTATCAATAGATGTTCCATTATTTGTATCTAATCCATCTTTAGCAACATATAATACATTTGGTGCTGAGTTAATACCAGACGCACTAGAGTCAATTGACACATTTTCACCAATTACAATAGTGGAATTAGTAACAGTAACAAGACCGACATTAATTTGATTATTTTCACCATCTATAGTAATGGATGATCTACCTACGGTGAGGATACCCGTAACTCTTGCATCACCATCAACTAATAGTGCAGTAGTACCGACTCCAATATGTACGGTTCCTACTCCAGTATTACTAAAGGTTGATACTCCACTAACATTTAAATTGGTAGCATCTAGTCTAGTAATAGTAGATATAGTTCCTACAATATTAGTAGAATTTAACCTAGTAATTGTACCAACACCAGTTATATTCCAATTCCTACCTGTTACTTCATCATATTCAATATCACCCGTAACATTCAAATCTCCACCGACAGTCAAGTCACCTGTAACAGTAGAAGCACCACTAACACTAACATTTAATATATTGACTTGATTGTTAAATGTAGCAGCAGTACCAGTTATAATATTGTCAGTAGATGCAACACCTGTTAAACCTGAACCATCACCATAGAATGTTGTTGCAGTAGTAACTCCAGTAACATTAAGATTGACAATTTTAACTTGACTATTAAATGTAGCAGCAGTTCCTGTAATGATATAATCAGTAGATGCTACTCCTGTTAACCCAGAACCAGAACCTACAAAATTAGTAGCAGTTACTGTGCCACCACCCATTGTGATTGCTGTTCCAACAGTTGCTACACCAGCAGTTACTACAAGTCCACCTTCAGTTATTCTTACTCCCTTTCTTGCTGTTACTAATCCTACAGAATCTATATTGGTTACATCTTCATAAGTTAATGTTCCAGCAATAGATACGTTACCACCAAATGTAGCAACACCAGTAATATTAAGATTCCTACCTGTTACCTCATCATAAGACATATCACCAGTAACATTAAGATCACCAGTAATAGTTGTATCACCATCAACATATAATGCAACACTAGATCTAGCAGTCGTTGCAATACCTACATTTCTACCAGTCCAAACCCCAACAGAACTAGAAGCCCAAGTTCCACCAGCACCTGCACTAGTAAATTTAAAATTCTTACCTTTAGGTTGAGATGTATCTACTTGAAGATATAATCCATCATAAGAACTTAGATTGGTGGCAATACCTACAATATCATCAAGATATTGAAGTTTGGTTTCTCCACCACCACCAAAGGATGCTAATTGTTGTTGAACCCTATTAACAAATAATTTATAGTTCTCTTGTAACTTTTCATAGGTTACAAACTTTTGATCTAATGGAGTTAAAGGATCTTCATTATCAGTCTCAGGTGGTTCAGTTAAAAGATTCTCTTGTAAATCTTGTTTCTGAGTTTCTTTTATTTGATCTACAATTTCACGTATTTCTTTAATACCAATATCAAATTTATCATTTAATTCTTCAATTTGTTCATCATAATATCTTACTTCTGGTATAGAAGAAATTTTCTCTTGAAGTTCATCAAAGTACTCTTTAAGAGAACCAGTAATGACGTTTTGTGATTCAATATTTTTAGTATTAAATTCCTTTACTTTTTTCTCAATATTTTCCTTTAAAAGATTATATTGACCTAATATTTGTTTTTTTAATTTTCTATCATCATCTTTTAAATGAAGTCTATACTCATGTATCTGATCAGAAGATTTTTTTAATTCTTCATATATCTTTTCACTAGTTTCTTTTAAATCCGTCTTTAGATTATCAATATCAACTTTCTTTTCAAAATCCTTTACTTCAATACTTTCTGAAACATTTTGAATATCATAATTAAACTTATCTCTTAAAGAATTTAACTCATCATCATAATTTGGAATACTAGATACAAATTCCTTTAATTCAGAAAAACTTTCTTCTAAATTACTTACTTCTTGGTCATAATATTTTACTTCTGGTAAATCAGATATTGTTTGTTTAACCTGATCTATTTCTTCATCATAATACTTTACTTCAGGAACTACTGGTATCTCAGAGCGTAACTCTTCAATAGTTTCTGATATCTTTTCAAGGTCATCATCATAATATTTTATTTCTGGGATGTCTGGTATATTATCTCTTACTTCATTAACAAGACCAACTAATTCATTCCACTCAGGTCTTTTTATGATATCAATAAATTCATAATCCCTAAACTGCATATCAGGACTATATTCCTGAACAGAAATGCCACCAGTAGTTTCTATTTCTTCTTCTACTTTTTCTTCTTCAATATAATCCTCAATAGTTGGTAAATTCTCATCAACTACTTTATCTTCTACTGAAGGTAAATCTGATTCCTTATGTTCTACTTCTTCTTTTACATCAACGATGTATTCATCTACAGAAGGTAATTCTTCCTCAATTTTATCTTCTGTTATAAAATCCTCGACTGATGGTAATTCACTAGGATCTTCAGTGAAATCTCCCATCGACGGTAACTTATCGTCTGGCATTTTATGAGTATAATGAATACTTCGGGATTTTTCTCCCTGTTTTATTTATTCTGTTCTTTTACTCCATTTTTTAAGAGTTTAGCAAGTTCTGCTGTAGATCCAACAAAGAGTGCGTTATTAACTGTATTAGGTCCTTTCTGAGGACTATCTTCCTCAACATCTTTAAGTTTTTTCTGAAGATCCATCAACTTATCAGTTGCATCAGAAACACTCTTAATTAACTGCCCTGCAACCTCATATGCTCTTGGCATCTCACTATCCTGTGCAAGTTCAAGAATACCATTAATTGCCTCCTGACCCTTCTCTATGATGCTATAAAGGTTACCACGAGTATACTCATAGTCTTTGGTTATATCATCTTTAGCAAGTCTATCTGGTTT